TTGCGGGCAGGGTACGCCGATCCCCGAAGACGTGGTGCCCATCGCCGTCATTGAGGCCAGCTATCATGCCGCATGGCAGGAGGCGAACACGCCCGATTCCCTGCTCGGCGCGGTCGTCTCCGGCGCTGGGCTGGTGAAGCGTGAGAAGGTCGATGGCGCCGTCGAGGTCGAGTATGCGGTCTCCGAGGCTACCGATCTCGCCGTGGCCTCGAGGGTGGTGATCCCTACCGTCGAGGGCTTGCTCGCCCCGTTCCTGATCCCTGACGTCCCCGTGATTGGCATCCTGGCGATCTGATGGCCCGGTTCGACTACGGCCGGATGCAGGCCAAGGCCACGACGCTGATGCAGCGCTTCCGGCAGGGCTCGGTCACCCTGACCCGGACGCCAGTCATTGCCGGCGCGAACCCATGGGATCCGCCCACATACGGCGCTCCGGTCACCTACACGCTCGATGCGGTGGTGCGCCCGGTCCAGGACAAGTTCGTCGATGGCACCACGATCTATTCCACCGACCGGCAGGTGACATGCTCGGTCATGCCGGTCGAGCTCCTCCCGGGCGACACGATGGCCATCGACGGCAAGGCCGTCACGATCGTGAAGACGATGCGAGTCCCAGCGGCCGGCGAGGTGATCGCTTGGCGCCTCATCGTTCGGGGCTGATGTGGCCGCGAACTCGTGGGAATCGTTCATCGCGAGCTGGGAGAAGCCGCTGAGGGACGCCTTCCTCGATGGCGTCGACCGGATCCGCGACGCCGCCGAAATCGGCCTCATCGCGGAGCGGCTGGAGAAGGGCGATGTGGAGGGCGCGCTTCGGGCTGTCGGCATCGACGCCAGCCGCTTCCGCGAACTGGATGCCCGGCTCGCCGAGGCCTTCGCCGCCGGCGGCCGCTTCACCGAGGGCAGGATCCCCGCGACGAGGGACCCGAACGGCTACCGCTTGGACATCCTGTTCGATGTCCGGAACCCGCGGGCTGAGGCATGGCTCCGGCAGCATTCGGCCAACCTGATCCGCCAGATCGCGGACGATCAGCGGACCATGGTTCGCGCGGTGCTCACTCAGGGGCTGGTCGACGGGAGAAACCCCCGAGACGTGGCGCTCGAGATCGCCGGACGCATCAACCGCGCGACGGGTCGAAGGGATGGCGGCCTGATCGGTCTGACGGCCACCCAACAGGAATGGGCCCGCAGCTATGCCCGCGAGCTCGCGACGGGAAATCCCGCCGCGCTCCAACGGGCGCTCAGGGATCGACGCTTCGACGCCAGGGTGCGCCGGGCGATCCGCGAGGGCAGGGGCCTCACGAAGGAAGAGGCGCTCCCGGTCTTCCGGGCCTACCTGAACCGGGCGCTGCGGTGGCGCGCGGAGACGATCGCGCGCACCGAGGCGATGACCGCGCTGCACCAGTCCTCGCAGGAGGCCATGCAGCAGGCCATCGACGCGGGCCAGGTCGACGAGGCCGCGGTGACGAAGGTCTGGCACTCGGCCGGCGACAAGCGGGTCCGCGACACCCACCAGGCCCTCGACGGCCAGGAGGTGGCCTTCCGCGCCGACTTCGTGTCGCCGTCGGGCGCCCGACTGCGGTTCCCCGGGGACCCCTCGGCCCCGCCGGCGGAGACCATCAACTGCCGCTGCTGGGCGGACTACTCGATCGACTTCCTCCGCGGGATCCAGTGATGGCGGTCACCACGAAGACCTTCGGCGCCCAGATCAACGACTGGACGTCGCAGACGCAGGAGCGGCTGACAGCTGTTTTCCGGGAGAGCGCGAAACGGGTCATCCAGAAGGCCCAGGACGCAACGCCGGTAGACACCGGGTTCCTGCGCTCGTCGTTGCAGGTCGGGATCAACGTGCCGGTGCCGCCGGCATCGCGCCCTCAGGGCGCCGCGCGGCCGGGCCCGAACATCTCTGCGGTGATTGCCGGCGCCCGGCTCGGCGACACGATCACGGCTGGCTACACCGCGAACTATGCGCTGTTCGTCGAATACGGAACCAGCCGTATGGCCCCGCGCCGCTATGTGGGGCAGGCCGTCGCGCAGTGGCAGCAGATCGTCAATCAGGTGTCGCTGGAGGCGAAGAACCGGGCCCTGAAGGGCTTCGCTCGCCTGACGTGAGCCCCTCGACGTGATCGGCGTTGTCCTCCATCGCCTTCACGAGGCCGAGCTGCAGCAGCCGCAGCATGGTCCGCGCCGCCTCGAGCGCGGTGTTGCCGCGGGTGGTCTCGCCGGGTGCAGTGCCCAAAGCGAGCAGCGCAGAATGAAGCAGGTTGTAAGCGGTGTCGTCATCAACGGGCTTTTGAGACATTTCTCGGTCTTCCGTTGAGTAACAAATTGAAAAGTCGTATGTTTTGCGGGCTGACGAGGTGCTGCAAACACGCTCGTCAGCCCTGACCAAAAACGAACGGCAAGGTTCGATATGGCTGACGATTTGAAAGCATGTACGGCCCTCAACTGCAACCGGCCCGCCAAAACTAAGGGCTTCTGCAAGAAGCACTATGAGAGTTTGCGGAAGTACGGCCGATTGGAGCCCATTCGCGCGAAGAACAAAGGTGCAAAGTGCGCAGCCGGTCCGTGTGATCGGCCTGCAGCAAAGCGCGGCTGGTGCATAGAGCACTACGGGCGATGGCAGCGACACGGTAACCCCGACGCGGGCAGGGTGTCGCCTGACACGCTCCGGGCATGGATTGTCGGCAGGGTCTCGACCACGAGTGACGAATGCCTCAAATGGCCGTTCGGCACAGCTGGATTGGGGCGAGGTGTTCTAACGGCTGAAGGCGAGCGCGAGTACGCCCACAGGCTCATGTGCACGCTGGCGCATGGGCCGGCGCCGACGCCAGAACATGAGGCCGCGCACTCGTGCGGAAAGGGCCACGAGGGATGCGTGAACCCGCGCCACCTGCGATGGGCAACGGCCAAGGAGAACCACGCCGATATGGTGGTCCACGGCACGGTGCCGCGCGGGCGCAATAATGCGCAAGCCAAGTTGGGCGAGGCAGACGTTCAAGATATCCGGTCGCGGCTCGGAATAGAGCCATACAGCGCGATCAGTCAGAGGTTCGGCGTGAGCAAGAGCCTCATCTATCAGATCAAGGCAGGGCGGGTTTGGGGCTGGCTGCGGTGACAGCGCACTTCCCAGCGGGCTCCGCAGGCGCAAAGCGAAGGTGGTTCGGATGGCGACCTATGCCGACACAAAGGTGATGCGCGCGCTGTTCGCGCGGGTCGGCACGCTGACCTTCTCGCCGGCCCTGCCGATCGCGTGGCCGAACAAGGAATTCTCCCCGCCGGCGGGCAATGCCTGGCTGAGGGTCAACGAACTGCCGGCGGGCACGCAGCCCTTCGGCCTCAAGGGCGACACCACCGACCGCACGGGCCTGATGCAGATCGACGTGTTCCGGCCTCTCGGCGAGGGGCACGTCACTGCCAAGGAGGTGGCCGGCCAGATCGCCGCGCACTTCCCCGCGGGCCTGAGGCTTACCAGCGAGGGTGTGTCCGTGAAGGTCACCCGGGCCGAGCTCGGTCCGGTGATCAGGGATGACACCCGCATCATGCTGCCAGTCACGATCTACTGGCGCGCATTCACCTGATCCCGGCTTAGCCGGTAGCAACACCCCGTTTCGGCGGGGTTTTTCACATTGGAGAGACCCCGATGACGCAAATCAACACGAGCCTCGGCGCTCGCTTCTACATCTCGAATGCGGCGGTGCTTGACACCGTCGACACCATCGCCGAGTTCGAGGCCCTGACGTGGGTTGAGGTCGACCCGGTCGAGAACCTCGGTGAGTTCGGCGACGAGGCCGCGGCCGTGACGTTCTCGGCGCTCAAGGACGGCCGTGTGCGCAAGCTGAAGGGTGCACGCGATGCTGGCACGCTCGCCGTGGTCGTCGGTCACAACCCGACCCAGACCGGCCAGGTCGCCATGATCGCCGCCGAGGCGACCAAGTTCAATTACGGGTTCAAGGTCGAGGTGCCCGACGCCCCGTCTGAGCTCTACTCGAACTCGGTCTTCTACTTCCGCGGCAAGGTCATGTCGAAGCGCATGAACGTCGGCGCGAACGGCGACGTTGTGAAGCGCACCTTCAACGTCGGCGTGGACAGCCAGATCTACGAAAACCTCTCGGCGCTGATTTGAGGTGACCCGTGAACGGTGACACCGACATCCTCCTGAACGGGCGAACGGTCACGCTCAAGTGCACCCCGCGCGCCCTTCGCGAACTGGACAACAGCGCGGGCAGCTTCGCGGAAATCCTTAACGGCCTCGTGCAGTACCGGTTCTCCACCTACTGCGCTGTGGTCGCGGCGGGTCTCGGCAAGCGCCCGAACCTCGTCGAGGACGATGTGTTCGCCTCCGGTCTCGACACCCTCGTCGAGCCGCTGACCGAGTACATCGGCCGGCTGATGCGCGGCGGCCGTGAGAGCGAGCCGACCGAGAAGGAGAAGGCTTCGGGGGAAGCCTGACCCATGCCGACTACTTCATCTGGCTGATGGAGATCGGCATGGGGTGGCTCGGGTGGACCGAGGATCAAACCCTCGACACTCGGATGATCAGCATCGTCATGGCCTATGAAGGCCGGTTGAAGATGCTCAAGGCCATCTTCGGCAGCGAGGACAAGCCGAAGGAGGCCGGCGTCTCAATGAAGGACCCAGCCGCCGTCAAGGCGCTCTTCGCTGGGATGAAGGCAAGGCAGAACGCGCCCTAAGGCCTAACAACGTTGGGGCCGTCCAGCCTAATGCGGCCATCGTTCCCTACAAAGCAGTTCACCCCGTACAGAGCCGTCCGGCCCAAGGCCACCACCTCGTAGCGCAGCAGGACCATTGTCTCGCCGCCGCTGCGCGGGGGGACGGTGGTCGCACTTTTCACGGTGATGGTCCCCCCAGCTGGGATCGGGGACAGCGCTATAGCGCCGCGAACCGCGCACGCGTTCTCGACCGCATCAAGGGCCGCGCTCTGCGCGCCGGCGGCGACGCAGGTCCCCAACACAACCGCAAAACCCAATGCGTAGCGCATCCCTGTCTCCAAAGGTGAGCAATGGCTGATATTGCACAGCTCGGCATTCAAGTCTCGTCGCAAGGCTTGGACAAGGCTATCGCCGAGCTTCGCCTGCTTGAGCAAATCGGCTCCCGCGCCGGCGCCGTGGCGAACGCCCTGCAGGGACAGACCCGATCGGCCGCCCGCGGCCTTGAAGATATGGAGCGCGCAACTCAGCGCGCCCATGCGTCGCTCGGTCGCTTCATCGGTCTCAGCGCGGGTGCTGCTTTCGGCGCGTTCACCGCCGGCCTTGTGAAGGCGAAGAACGAGATCCTTGAACTCGCCAAGG